CAACAAGCCGAACGACTCATTCGGCACTGTCAACGATGACACTCTGTATCGTGGAAAATACCGTGATGAAGTCTACGAAGAAGAAGACGATGAAACGGAAGAAACTGTAGAGGCACAAGCGGACCCCGAAGAGGCTACTCCGCAAGAGGCAGAAAGTTTCGTAGCTCCAAAACAGGAAGCAGAACACGATTACAAAAAACGGTATGATGACTTGAAAAAGCATTACGATGCCAAAGTTTCTGAATTCAAAACAGAGCTAGATGGTCTGAAGCAGCAAATGCATGAGACGGAAGTACCCGCCAACATGACTACGCCAAAGACTATGGAAGAGCTTGAAGAATTTAAACAACGGTATCCCGATGTGTTTGACATGGTTCAAACTGTTTCATCGATTCAAACCGAGGCGCAAGTTTCTGAACTCCGACAGGAGTTGGGGACTATCAAAGAACGAGAGGCCAACCTTAAAAAGCAAAGTGCTTACAAGGAGCTTCTTAGCTTTCATTCTGACTTTGACACGATCAAAGAAGATGAAGTGTTTCTTAACTGGCTGGGAGAACAGCCTGCGTCTATCGCCGAGGGCATCACTAAGAATAATACTGATGCTAAATTGGCAGCACGGGTCATCGACCTATACAAGGCCGATGCTGGCCTGAATAAAAAACCTTCTAAGAAAAAATCTCCCTCTGCTGCTGAAGCAGTAACTAAACCTGTAGCACGAGAAGTGTCTACATCAAAGGGAGAGGGAAGAATCTGGAAGGCTTCAGAAATCGGCAAGATGAAACCGTGGGAATTCGAAAAGGCAGAAGCCGAACTCGATGCAGCACGGGCAGAAGGCCGAATCGACTACAACAATTAACCCTAACCTCCAAATAGGAAGGATGGACTAATGGCTTTTAATAGCGCGTCAGGTCATAATAACCTGCCATCCGGCAACTTTACGCCGGAAATCTTTAGCCAAAAAGTTCTCAAATTCTTCCGTCGCGCTTCGGTTGCAGAAGACATTACGAATACCGACTACGCTGGCGAAATTGAGAACTACGGCGACACCGTCCGCATCATCAAGGAACCGACAATCACGGTTTCTTCGTATGCTCGTGGCGCGGTTGTAAACCCGCAAGACCTTGCTGACGATCAAACAACTATGGTTGTTGACAACGCAAACGCCTTTGCATTTAAGATTGACGACATTGAAGAGCGTCAGTCTCACGTTAATTTCGAAGCACTTGCTACCTCGTCTGGTGCGTACTCGCTTAAGCGCAAGTACGACGCTAACATCCTGCAAGCTATGTCTGATGGTGCTGGCATTGCCGGTGCTGATGACGCTTCGCTTTCGGGTGGCCTGACCACTACCAACACCGCTCTCGGTAACGCTACTACCCCGATTAACGTCAAGACCGATAAGAACAACGCAATTAACCTGATGCTCACGATGGCACGTGTTCTGGATGACCAGAGCGTTCCGGAAGAGAACCGCTGGTTTGTTGCTCCCCCGGCATTCTATGAAAACCTGTTTGGCGCAGGTGCTAAGTTTGCCGAAGTTCAGGTAACTGGTGACGGCACTTCGCCGCTGCGTAACGGCCTCGTTATGCAGGGCAACATTGCTGGCTTTGCTTGTTACAAGTCCACTGCCCTGAACTCGACAGGTGCTATTGATCAGGTTACTCTGTCTGGTTTGGCAACTGATGCTTCTGAGAACATCGTTCTCGCTGGACACATGTCCTCAACTGCAACCGCTTCGCACATTGCGAAGACCGAGGTTGTACGTTCAACTGAAACCTTTAGTGATATCATTCGTGGACTACATGTCTTCGGTCGGAAAGTTCTCCGTCCGGAAGCCCTTGTTCGCGGCGTTATCGACTTTGCGTAAGGGAGGCATAGATGGCTACTTATACCGTAACTGGCGCTGTCGCAGGCGTCCCTCTCGGCATCAAGCCGCAGATCATTGAGGTCGTTCTCGACTTCTCGTCTACCAACCTGACTACTTCGGACTCCGTTGAGGTGTTCGAGATGAAGGCAAACACCTTTGTTTTGATGGCAGGTGCAGAAGTTTTGACTGCAACGTCTAACTCTGGCTGTGTTCTCGACATGGGCGACGACGCTGACGATGATCTGTACGTTTCCGCTCTAGATGCTACAGGAACGAATCAGGAAATCAACGCTGCTTCAAAGTTCTATACTGCTGCAGATACGATTGACCTGATTGTCAACTCGGCAACCTTCGACGGTAAAGTCCGTTGCTTTGCAGTAATTGCAGAGATGGGTACTGCTGAAACGGCGGCATCGTTCGCCTAACCAACTTGTCAGGGGGGCGTCTTGCCCCCTTGACCCTTCTACTTATATATGATATAAGCAGGAACCCCTGCCGGGAAAAACAGGAGTCCTGCATGAATTACATAACCAGTAATATACCCTACTTTAAAGCGTGGGTAAGACGAGAATACACAACCAATCACGACAGATATCACGGTGAATTTTTACACGCGATGGTGATTGGGGTGACAACGCTTCCGATGCGAACAATGTCCTTTCAGGTGCTGTTCACGGGATGCGAAGAAGATGAGAATGTACACGGCGGAGCGATGTGGGCACGTATGCCCCTCACAGCTTTAGTAGGAGATACACCGCTAGATGAATGGCCTGAACCTATTCCTACTTATCTGGCACAGCCGTGGGACTGTCAGTCACATCACCACACAGTATTTGTCCTCAACAGAGGTACGCCGGAGAGTTTTATCCTGCAAAATACTACTTTACTGTGGACTATACGGATACAGAAGTAGCAGACGATCCAGCGCAGCACAAACAGAGTCATGTACTCGAACTTATGGACGCTGGTAAGTGGACAGGCAACATAGTTGCCCTTCCTAACAACCGAGTCAGGGTTACCAACCCTGCATGGTTTGTAACGGGCGACGGCCCACCGGACTTCACTCCGAGTCAGTGGGTCCATCATTCAAAACAAGACCCGAACTATGTCAGCGATACAGCACGGGTATTCGACAACCTCTATGCGGAGAGCGATTATGAAGAAGATGATGATGAAGAGTAAAGGCATGGCCCGTGGTGGACGTATGAAGTCAAAGGGCATGGCTCGTGGCGGTAAGGCTATGAAGTCAAAAGGCTACGCAAAGGGTGGCAAAACAAAGTCAAAGGGTGCATCTCGTGGCGGTAAGAAGCCAGCAATGACCCTTGCTGCTATCCGTGCTGCTGCCAAAGCAAAGGGCTATAAGCTCGTAAAGGCGTAGTCAGATGGCACGTCGCGGACTATATGCCAATATCGCAGCTAAGAAACGTCGCATCAAAGCCGGTAGCGGCGAAAAGATGCGTAAGCCCGGAAGCAAGGGCGCACCAACAACAGGCAACTTTAAGCGTGCCGCACAGACTGCAAGGAAAAGATGATGGCACGCAAAGCCGACAACATGCCAGCCCGTAACAAAAAGAACTTTCGGCCTACGAAAGCGGGGGCTGGTATGACTAAGGCCGGGGTGGCTGCGTATCGTCGCAAGAACCCCGGTTCTAAACTAAAGACTGCAGTCACTGGCAAAGTAAAGCCCGGAAGCAAAGACGCAAAGCGGCGCAAATCGTTCTGTGCGCGTTCTGCTGGACAAATGAAGAAGTTTCCAAAGGCTGCAAAGAATCCAAATAGCCGCCTTAGACAGGCGCGGAAGAGGTGGAAATGCTGACTGCTTTGATCGGCCCGATAGCCAATTTAGCTGGTACATGGCTAGAGGGCAAGGTCGAGAAATCAAAAGCCGAGACGGGGGCTAAAGTCGCACGAGCAAAAGCTGAAGCGACTATCATGGAAAAGAAAGCCACAGGAGAACTTGAGTGGGATTTAGAAATGGCACGCGGAAGTCAGTCATCGTGGAAAGACGAGTGGCTGGTTATTTTGTTTTCGGTGCCGTTGATCCTTGCGTTCATACCGGGCATGGAAGGCGTAGTATCTAATGGATTCGCACAACTCGAAGCTATGCCGCAATGGTATCAATATTCTTTGGGGATTATCGTTGCTGCCTCATTTGGCGTTCGTAGTGCTACTAAATTCTTTGGGAAAAAATAAGCATGGCCGAAGTTACTATGGAAAGAATACTCCGGTGGAGGATACTCCCCC